ACAATCACCACCAACTGCTACAAATATCAATAATGAGAATGTTGTAGTTGATACGTCAGTAGCTAATAATTCAATCACGTTTGCTAAAATTCAGGACATAGCAACAATGAAAGTAATAGGAAGAACAGCGTCAGGATCAGGGGATTCATCTGAAATATCTATACTAGATGAAAATACAATGTCAAGTAATTCAGATACAGCACTAGCAACTCAACAATCCATTAAAGCCTATGTACTTGCCAATAGTGGCTCAACTTCATTTTCAGGTTTTAGTGCTGACGCAAATTTGGATATGGGAAATCTTGACATAGAAGATATTAATGCGTTAAAGATTAATTCAGGTAGTGCAAATTCAGCAGATTCATTTACAATGTTTGGAACTTCATCAGCAGGTGCTATTAATTTAATTGATGATACTGACACATTTAATATTCAAGTAGATGGCACATCAAGATTAACAATAAGTGATTCATTGGTCACATCATCTGTTCCAATATCAGCCACAGGCATACAAGACGTTGGACACGTTTACCTTGACGGTGCAGGAACTAATGATCTGTTAATTGATGGCACAGCAGATGGGTTACAGTATAAAGTGCCATCAGGTGATGAACATCAATTCTTTGTTAATAGTGTTGAAAGAATGGTAGTAACATCAACAGATACAGAAATTCAAAACTGGATAGATATAAAAAATCCAACAACATCTGATCCAAGCAATACTGCTTATGCAGGTATTACAGGGTGGATAAAAATTCAAGTTGATGGTGGTAATTATAGAATACCTATATGGGCTGAATAATCATAATGTTTAAATCAATCTATTCTAAGTAATATCATGCCAACAATTATTGACCTTCTTGATTACATCATAGCATTAAAGCAGAAAATAGCACAACTGGAACAACATATCCAACAGCAAGAACAACAGGTTAAGGATATAAATAAGCCAAAAAAATAGTAATTATTCATGAGCCAAATTGTCTATATGATAAAGTGTGTAAAGTGCAAGTCAGAATTTAATCAGGGCGATACCAATAGACGATTTTGTGTGTCATGTAGGTATGTTAAAGATGAAGCCCAAAGAAAAAGAGCTCATGATAAAAGAGAAATAAAACGATACCAGGCAAAAGTAAAACCTGAATATTATACTAGATTCTGTACTGTATGTGATAGGGAATTTAAAACAAAATTTAAGAACAAGGAATTTTGCACGAAACTTTGTCAATCAAGAATCAAAACATTTCCAGTACAACTTGAGAATGTGGAAGCACATATTACAAAAATAGAAGAAAATATTGTAAACGTAAATCTAAGATATGAAAAAAAAATGAACAAACTCCAAGATGAAATAGATTTTATTAATTTTGATTTAGAAAAAATAAGATTGAAATATGTATCAAAGTTTGAATATTTAAAAAAAGTAATGAATAAATAAACCATCATATTATAATATACTATATGCCAAATCCTCCAAAAATTAAAGGTACAGTAGGTAAATGTTTCAAATGTGAAACAGAAATACACTGTAATGAAAAAGAGTACAATGGATTGGTCAGCCTACAATGGCAAGGTATAGACGGAACAGCACACTATAAAAAAGTGGGTGAGAATTTTGTTTGTAAAACAGGTTCAGCAGTATCATCAAACGTTCAATCTGTTGCTTCAAAAATTGTAGAAAATAATGTGAATTGGATTCCATTAGGCAAAACCACAAAAGATATGGATTTGTTAGTAGTTGGATTAGAAACCATGACAGCCCTAGCATACTCTTTTTCAAAAAAACTTCACCCTGATTTGAGTGAAAACTCTAATTTGTTTGGTCAAATTGTTAACGCAAATAGATCAGCACTATTAGAATTGGCTCACATCAAAGCAATAAAGGACTGTTCTTAATGTCCAAACTATTTTTTCCTAATGCAGATTATTACAAGAATCAAGAATTTCAAAGACTTATGAGAGAATGGAACAGCCTTGATAATTACAAAGATTGTAATCCAGAAATATATGAAGAAATCGTAGAAAATTTAAAGAATGAATTTTACAGAGTTTCTAAAGAATGGCTTAAACATAACTATGACAATGATTCATGGAAAGAATCTGTTGAGTGATGAAGCAACTAAAATTATGCAAGAACTTGCTATCAGATTCTTTGACAACAAATGTTTTGTAACACATGAAAAATTTAAGTTAAGAGGATTTGTTATTCATCATCTATGGTATATTGATAATGATGTTAGAAGGGAAAATTATTCAAAGGGGGATAAAGGGCGACAACTGTATATGGGTGAGTTAAAAGGAATGGTTCAAAGAAACCCTGACAGATTTATCTTAATCAAGAATGGCATACATACTAGAATAGACCACCCAAGAAATGGACTATCAAGAATGAAGAAAGAAAATTTTACAAGGTTAGTGTTAGCAGTTAAAATGACTATCAAAGAAAAACGTAAAACTAATAAAAGGAGCAAGAAAAAGTAACCTTATGCCAATGACAAGTTACAAGACACATAATTACTGTGCGTCAGAAAGAAAGTGGATATTAAAAACAAAATCACCTGGATCATTTTGTCCAAGTTGTAACACTAGAATAAGAAAAAAGTCAAGATACTATAACAATAACAAATGGGACAAGGCATACTAATGCACTGTATCTGTAAAAATATGTGCCAAACGGACAAATTTAAAAATGAATTTGACACTACAAGAGCTCACAAAAATTCGTTTAGAGAAGGGTATTCAAGATGTAGAAAGTGTGAATACTATATCAAAGACTTTACATATTGTCCATGCTGTGGAACACGTTTAGCAATAGCTCCAAGAAATGCTAAAGCCAAAAGAGTGTTGAACAAAGACATAGGAAGATACTGATGAAAGAATTATCTCAAACTGATTTAAAAATACTATCAGAATTGGATAAAAAGGAACAATATTATACTCAAAGAATTAAAGAGATAAAAGATGAAAAAAGATACATTGTCAATAAGGGGGTTTAGCGGTAAGCTAGTAAGCTTATTTTATTAGATATGAGTGACGTAATTTCTTTCAAGTATAGTGGTGATAAAGACCGATACAACAGATTCAAGGCAAGTAAAATGAGCCAAGGGTTAACTATGGAAGAAACTTTTAGCAAATTTATTGATCAAGAATTGATAATGGATTTTGCAAAAGAGGGTGAAATAAATCAAACAGCCTCAAAACATGAGAATGATTTAAGGGATATATTATTGAATCATGATTTATCTAGAGTTATGGTCAAAGGATCATATCATGTTGTTATTGATGATATGGAATTTATACAGGCTACAACTCATGATTTAGGAAAAAGAATTAAAAACGCTGTTCATAGTGCCATTGAAACGTATAGTGTAAAAAAATGGGCTACAAGCAAAGTGGACAGTATGTCAGAAGATGTACTTGCAGATAGAATAGATAACATAGCAGGTGGAGCAGAACAAACTAAAGATACCATAATCAAACAAGAAATGACAAAATATTATCTAAGTGATATGACTAAATTTCATGAGAGGGTTGATAATGTTAAGGTCACATATACTTGCGACATTCCAATTATTACTTTATCTGATCTAAGAGAGTTTGATTTGGGTAGGGTAATTCAGTTTGATTGTACTATCATCGGACAAACTCCAAAAAAATATGAAATTGAAACTGGCAAATATATTCAAAGTGTACTGATACAGGAAACAGAATCAAAAGCAAGAAACAATAATCCAGTAGTCATTCAATCAGTACTTCATGGAAATGATACAAACAATATTGCCACAGGTCAAACAAAAAGATTCATTGGTATCTATTCTACCCAAGAGCCAAAAAATGGAGTAAAGGCTGAATCACAAAAAATATTATACATTGATACAATATCAATTAAAGAACTAGAAGAAAAAGCAGATGTTGAATTGTCAGAACGTGAATTAACAGTAGCCAAAGAATTTGCTTTAACTCAGGAAGATGAATATTTTGAGAAATTAATTGCCTCATTCTGCCCTAAAATTTATGGAAGGGAATTAGAAAAAAAGGCATTATACTTGGCTCTATTAGGAGGCTCAGCATTTAATGGGTATAGAAAAGAATCTCATTTAATGTTAGTAGGTGAGGCAGATACAGGTAAATCTGAATTGGTAAAGTTTGCTAATACAGTAGCAAGTAAATCATCTATGATTGATGGCAGTAATTCAACAGGTGTAGGAATATTATTTGCACTAGATGAATATGATGGCATGAAAATTTTAAGACAGGGTGCTATGATTATGAACAATGGTGGTCATTTAATGGTAGATGAATATGACAAAATGCCTAAACAAGAACAGAAAAAACTTAACGTTGCTATGGAACAACAACACGCTAAATATAATAAAGGTGGACACATGGCTGACGCAGAATGTAAAACAGGAATAATAGCAAGTGCTAATCCTAAGAATGAAAGATGGAGTGAAGGAAAAGACCTGATTGATAATTTACCTTTTGACGCTTCAACCATATCTAGATTTGATGTAATGATTAGATTAAAACACGATACAAGTGAGAATGAGATTAGGGCAAAGATGTTACATATATCTAAAAACAAGAGGGGGGATAATGATCAAGTTGCTAATCCTAAATGGGTGCAGGGACTATTGAATTATTTAAGAAAGTTAAAACCTGTATTCACAATAGAGGCAGAAAAATTACTCATTAATAGATTTGTAGAGTTTACCCAAATCGAACAAGATAATGGATCATTACCAATTCAAACTAGACAGATGGAGGGTATTCAAAGACTGTGTGAGGCATGGGCAAAGATGTTATTCAAGACAGAAATTGATACAAAGATAGTTGAAGATGTTATCAAATTCTATCAGGAATGTATGTTAACATTAGGAATGAACGTTGAAAAAGGTATTAGTCAAATGGACTTGAGGGGACATAGTACAAACAAGGAGGTATATTTTGAAGATTGTTTTAGGACTTTAGCATTAAAAGATAAAGACGGATTGGTGGACTTGAAAGATTTGGCGATTGAATTATTATCTAATCAAAAAATGTTTTATACTGACGACATGGTATTAAGATACATTGAAGCAAGGAAGGTTAAAGGGTGGTTGTATGAGCCAAAAGTTGGAGTGTTAAAAAGACAATGATTGATTTCTGTAAGAAATGTAAACAGCATAAAGAGCTTGTCAAAAACGAAATATTAAACAGGATTTGTATAGATTGTGCTTATGGAAAAGTGAGTAAGAATGAGGAATAAGAAATTTTGTAGGAGTTGTAGAGAAGAATTATTGATTGAATCTCAAAGAAGAATAGGCAAATGTGAGGACTGTGAATTACCATAAGAGGTAAACAATCAGGCATAGCCTATGGTCAAAAGAAGCAGAATGGTCAATCAGATACAGAGCAACTAATTCAAATTGCTTCATATCTTAGACAAAAATATAAAGTAAAAGTCAAGCGTGAGGCATATCTTCTATTCAACATTAACAACAAATTAAAGAGCATTAAGGAATTTGTAACAAGGGCTGACCTTAATGACCATCACGTTAAGAATCCTGACCTATTATGGATTGATAAATACGGTATGTGGATAGCAGAAATTGATGGAGCAGTACATGACAGGAAGGTTGAAAAAACTTTAAAGAGAAATGAATTATTCAGAAGCAATAACATTAAACTCATAGTGGTTAATCTAGCAGATTGTAAAGAGTTGGAGGTAAATATTTATGACTACATTGATAAAGAGATATTGAGGTTGATAAGAAATGGATAATGGATTATGTCATATATGTTTTAGTAGTAATGTATTTGTTACTTTAGTAGATGATTTGCCAACTTGTAATAGTTGTATTCTAAAAACATCATCATAGAATTAGATAAAATTGATACAATAGTTCACTGGGAAAATCTAAGTGACGTACATATAGGCAATACTAACTTCCAAGAGAAATTGTTTGAAAGAAGGGTTAATGACATTCTAGATGATCCTTACAGATTTACTTCGTTTGGGGGGGATCAACTTGATTTAATTCTACCAGGTGATCCAAGATTCAAAGATGAGGCAGTAGCATTAAGAACACTAGCAGAACAACAAGATGAGTTTGATGAGAGGTGTAGTGAGTTATTTGAAGAACAAGATTATTATCTTAAACATTATGGCATGGAAAAGATTTGGTATCTACAATGGGGGAATCATGAATACAAATCAAGAGTAGTAACGGAAGGTGACATGAAAAGATATTGTAAAATAAAAAATGTAACCTTCTTAGGAAGTAAAGCATTTGTCAGATTAGATATTAGGTTCAAGGATAAGAGTATGATGAAAAAGACATTGTTTGTCAATCATGGAGCAGGTGGAGGGGGGACACTTAGAGCATTGGAGAATCTTACGGTAAATTGTGAAGCAGATATTTATCAGATGGGACACCTACATGACCCAATGGGAATTAAACGTGACACATTTTTCTACAATGATAAGAAGAATACATGGGACACTAAGGAACAGATACTTGTAAATTCAGGTTGCTTTACGTCAGCAGTAAGAAATAACGTTGATCAATGGTTTGAACAAAAAGGCAATAAACTTCAAACTTCAAAGCCTGGAACATGGACAGTATCATTTGACGCATACAATAACAAGGTGAGCCAACATGGTTAGAATAGATCATGATGTAGGTATCTATGAAGAACATTATGCAAGTGTTTTAAGATGGTATAATTTAGCCTTCAAAGACAAGCACCCTTCAATAGAAGATGAAAAAACATTCAATCTTTTTAGAGTATTGTATGATGATATAGTGAGAGAAAATATTGAGGAATACAACAATGAATGATATAATATATTTGGTCAGTCTAGTCACAAATCTTGATGAGGTAGAATTAGAGCATTTATCAGATATGCTATTAAGACTAGATATTGAGTTTCCAAAGAGTTGATCCAAACCCTCCTGTTGAGCCTCCTGAATGGTGGGAACAAGGAGATGATTATGAAGATGAGGATTAATTTATATTGTACTGATAGAATATTATAGTATGGAAAGTTTAAAACAAATAGCAGAATTAGCAACACTACACCTAAGAAATGGACACCGTTTTTGTGGTAAAAATAGCGATAGAAGAACAGGAGCAATAAAAATGTCAATAGACGCATTAGACAATGGATTCAGTAGTCAGTTTATTTCAACTGAACAAGTTGAATCAAGACCTGAAATAACAATAGCAGAAGTTGAAAGAATAATGAATTTAGCAAAACAACATTATAGAATATCTGGGGAATACTTGGAGTTGAAAGTATGACTAGCAAATACGAAAAAGAAGTTGAAAGATGTTTGGAACATATACAGAAAAAAACAGGAATAAATGTAAGAGTGTCAAATAGTGGTGATAGACATTTCATCATAGATGATAAAGGACATAGTTTTGGACATGGTGAATCATATAGTCAACTTCATAGCTCAGTGTATTTCTGTTCTGAAATATTGAGTTTTATGGACGCAGAGGAAACAAGAAGGATTATGGAACTAGAGGAACAGGGAGTGGATATGGGGAATATATAATGTCAGATTTTGACGCAACTCCATTCTTTCGTGTTAGACTTCATATTGGTGAAGCCAGTACACAAAAAGACAAGGGAAAATTAGTCAGGGATATAACAGTTGAATATGGAAACCAAGACATTAAGAAGATAGTCAGATCAAAAGAAGATATTGGTGACGTTGAAGAAAAAGAAATTCAAGAACACATATTTGATATTTGGGACAAAGTAACAGTAGAAGGCAAAAAACGTGGCAAGAATTTTATTGATGAAGATATAGATTAATTCTAATCTTCTGTCAAACCACAAGCTAGACAGGTGTATCTACTAGCTTGCAATTCTTTCATAGGTTCTTTGCAAATCTCACATGATTTTACATCATGTATTGTAAATATTTGGGACATATCTATCAATAAATGTAAGTCATAATGATATTTAAGTTTGATGGAACAACCTTATTAGTTACCATTTAAATACTAATTTGTGTCAGATGAGCATTTCCTATTGGAACAATGGCATGATACATTAGCACAATTCAGAAGTGATTATGAGAAATGGGAAAAACATACACTCAAAGATTACTTAGAAAAGTGTGCTGAAATTATTAATAACCAAATTGAATATAAAATGATTGATATTAAGGTTGAAGGTATTAGTTCTTATCTATATTCTCAATTAAGTAAAGAGGGTATAACGGTCACTGATCGCTATATTAGACAAATTTTACCTGATAATTACAAACGGAACTATATACAAACGGAACACAGTTCCGAATTAGAAAATCAGAATTGGGAAATCATAGAAACTAATGATCCATCTATAACAATAGAAAAGAATCAATTCAATAATATTAAAATTAATGGTGTAGAGCAAAGGGCAAAAGAAACAAAAAAAGAAACTATGCAACAACCATTAAAACCAAAATCAAATAAAACAACCAGGGAATTAATTTATTTAAAATCATGTAGCAAACTAGCAAACAAATTTCATCTAACTTTTGAAACACTCATAGACAGATACAACAAATCAGATGATGTTCAAAAAATCATAGATGATGAGATAGGTAATGTTGAATTGAAATTAACTAACTATGTTAAGATGTGGGCAAACATAGAAAATTCAAAAGGTATGATTGATTTGAGAAGGGACTTTGGAGAGTATGAGAAGATCATGGGAACGTTTATGATTGAAACAGGTGAAACAATAGCCAGGATAGCACAGTTAATGGACTATTCAGAAAAGTATGGAAGCATTGGATTGTTGCGTGAACCTAAAGTCAGAGAATTTTTTGAAAAAGAAGATACATATCCATTGTATTTACGGTCATGTCCAAAGTGTTTAACAGATATTTCACACGATATGAATTATAATATTGCACTTTATCGAGCCTCAAAAGATGTAGAAATAGATATTCCAGTTATCAAATACAACTAAACACCATATATACTAGCAAAATAAGAGATTTTTAATGTCAGGAAATTTAAGATATTATGCTCTTGGTGCATATACGGGCTTGATTGCTCTGTGGACAGCAACTAACCAATTAGCATTGAACGAAACAACAGCAGTTGCTTTGTTAGCTCCAATAGCAATCGTTATTGGTGCAGATTACATAAAGCACAAAAACCAACCAGCCTAAATTTTACTTTTTTAGGACATTTTTTTTATCTATATCATGAAGCCTGATTGCATAATTATCCGTAATGAACTGAATGGTAAAGTAGAATTTGTATCAGAACAAACTGAATGGCAACACAAGTGGGAAAAAGATGTATTGACCTATGATATTGAATACCATGAATCATTAAAATTAATATCTAAACGACAATTAAAACGTGCTGTAAACCTAGCAGTATCAACATGGAATTTTGAGATACCATTGAAATTTAAGTCAGCATGGAATACTCAAGCAGATATAGAAATCAGATTTAAGACTAAAGATGAGGACAATTATTTCAAAGATAAACCAAGTGTGTTAGCATATGCGTATTTTCCTGGACAATCAAATTATTCAGGAAAAGTTGTATTCAATGCCTCATACATTTGGGATTTAAAAGGCAAGGGTATCAAAGGAAGTAAAGCCATAAAAAAAGGTCTAGTTGAAAATGCTTATCCAACTAACATATTGAAAACATATAATCTGTATGCGGTATTGATCCATGAGTTAGGTCATACACTAGGGTTAAAGCATGATATATCAGGTGCTAAAGATGGAGCAGATATTATGGACGCATATTATTCAGTAACCAACTTGGATTTATCTGACAGGGACATATACAGAATCAGAGTAAAATATGGACAAAGAGTGTGGAGCAGATTCATTTGGTATAACATCATTAAACGTTGGCTATCACTAGCCATTAGGCGTTGAATAGGATTTACATTATTTCATCTTTAATCATTATAGCAGTTTACATTATTTATTATGCCTCAAGAACGTGACCTTAAACTATACACAGAAGATCAGGTATGGAAGTTTGTAACACAGGCGATCACTAGAGTGCTATATGACGCAATAGCAACTCATGAGGCTCATGGTGAACATAGTATTGAAGTTGGTTGGCTAAGAGATTACACTGATAACATAGCAATCACTTTTCCTCGAATTGATCCAAACCAATGACAAGGTTTATGACTTATGAAATACTGATTTAGATATGGTTGTAGATGTTCCAGTGCAAAATATCATAGTTAATGATATTAAATTTGATGATACAAACCCAAACATACTAACCCCTGAACAAATGATTGCACTCAAATCTACAATGGAAAAATATGGATTTTTAGCACCTGTAATTTTAAACAAAAATTTAGAAGTAATTGACGGTGAGCATAGAGTTACAGTGTATAAGGAATTAAAAAAAGAAACAATTCCTGCTTATGTGTTAGATATAGATACCATTGACAAGAAAATTTTAAGACAATTAATGAACAAGTTAAGAGGTGAGCATGATCCATTCAAAGATAAGGAAGAATTTAAAATGATACATGAGGCAGGGAGATTAAATGACTTTACTGATTTACTAGCAGTAAACATAGCAGATTTTGACAAGGTAATTAATCCACCAACTGATAACAATGAAAATAGAGAATCAGAAAAAGTAGAATTATCACAAGAAAATTACCTTAACGGAACAATCAAACAAATGATCTTATTCTTTAGCAACGAGGATTATGAAACAATTATGCCAAAATTTGACAAGCACATGAAGGCATTAAACGTTGATAATCATACTGATTTAGTTTTGGAGTTTTTCAAAGAGTATGAAGCAAATCACGCTTGAACGTAACAGCTCATTTGAGCCAAAAGAGTATTTATTAAAAAATGCAACAGATTCAGATTATGAAACATTAATCACTGATAACACGTTAATCAGGGATAAAGATACAGGGGAAATAATAATTGTTTACATGAAACTAAAGGAAGGTGTAGATGAATTAAGGGAGGCAATTATCAATTTAAAATACAACAAAGGCAGGAGGGCAGGAGGCTTAAAGAGTTATGACAAGATATTTGGGTATATGTCTAGAATAGGATTTCAAAACGATTATTGTAGCACAGCAGGTTTCGCAAGAGAATCTCCAAAGAACCATAAGACGGTATGCGATTATGGCGATAAATTAGGTGATCTGTATAAAGAATATGTCCCAGAAATGTATGATTATCATAGTAAGATAGTAGCAGAAAAAGTAAAACCTGATTGGATATTAGGCAATTCTCCATTTACGTCAGGCATTATCAATAAGAATAATCAATTAAATTATCATTATGATAGTGGAAATTTTAAAGACGTATTCAGTAATATGATAGCATTTAAGAATAAAATTGAGGGTGGCAGGTTATCATTACCTGAATATAATATTGGATTTGAGATAGCAGATTCATCTGTAACACTCTTTGATGGTCAAAGAATACTTCATGGAGTAACACCAATCAAATACCTTGCACCTGAATCATATCGATTTTCTATTGTCTATTACAGTTTACAACAGATGTGGAAATGTACTTCACCTAAGGAGGAATTGGACAGAATTAAAAAAGTTAAGACAGAAAGAAATCAAAACAGATATAAAAAAATGAAAGACGGTGAAGGTCAATAGAATTTTTACATCTATCAACTCCCAAGTATGGAGGGTGGATAACTTATGCTTCACATTTAATTTTGCGTGACTACCCAAAGCAACATATATTCAAAGTTACAAATAGACTTGAAAAAAAAACAAGGGACTATGGATTTGGAGTAAAATATCAAAATGTGCCAAAAGAGGCATTAAAAACTTTCACTGATCCTGTCATTATTTCTCTTGATAGTCATTTCTATGATTGTGTCAAATATCTAAAAGAGCCTACTTTATTTATTCATGACACTGCTGAACCAAGTAAAAAAGAATCAGAATTATATCAATCGTTTAAACGTGTATTAACACCAAGAAAAAGTATTGTTAAATTTTTAAAAGAAGAATATAATATTGACGCTGAATATGTAGGCACTCCATTTTATAATTACCCAACAGGCACAGCAGAAGTCAAGACAAAAGCAATTTCAATGTGTAGAGTAGAATGGAGGAAAAATCAAGACATTATTTGTAAAGCAAATACTATGTTAGATACACCTATTGAGATTTGGGGTAAACGCAATCTAATTTATGTTTATCATACGTTGAAAGATTTAGGTTTTGATAAATGGGCAAGGGGTAAAAAAAATACAGGTGCTTATGATATGGATTGGATCACTAGACAAAAATTATTAAACCCTGCTAAATTTTCTATTGACCTGTCAAAATATGTAAGAGATGGGGGTGGAACTGACTATGTTTCATTGGAAGCCATACATCATGGCACAGCAGTTGTATTTCATAGGGATTGGGTAAACATTGAAGGATCAATTTGGAAAGAAGGGTATAATTGTTTTGCTGTTGAAACTCCAAAAGAGTTAGCAGATTTGATTAAAGAAAATCCTGATATTGAGAACGTTGTAAAGCACTCTAAATCCATTTTAAAACACTCTATGGGGTTAAAAGTGATATGAACGTTTTAGCAGTAGGAGCTCACCCAGATGATTTTGAAGTTGGCTGTTACGGAACGTTAGCACAGCATAATATAGCAGGTGATAATTTATTTGGATTGACATTATGTTTAGGTGAGCATGGAGGTGATCCAGAAGTTAGAAAATCAGAGTCATTAAAAAGTGCCGATATAATTAATATGAAATTAGAATTTGGACATTTCAAAGATGGTATGATACCATACGATATTACTACAATATCATTTATTGAAAATTTTATTAAGAAACATAATATTGACATTGTTTATTCTACTAGCATAAATGAAAGACACCAAGACCATAAGAATATAGGGTTGTCAGTATTAGTAGCAGGAAGAAACATACCAAAAGAGGTATATCAATTTGAAACAATATCAACTACAAACGATTTTGATCCAAGAATGTTTAAAGATATTAGTGATGTAATTGAGATTAAAAAACAATGTATTGATCAACATAAATCACAAGAGCATAGAACATATATTGAAAATTATGATGTAGTGAATAAATGGAGATCATTAAAACTAGGTTATCCAGAAAGATATTATGAATCATTTGAAATTATTAAATTGGTTAAATAGAGTTTATATTTTTAAGCAAAACGTTGATATGGATCTCAATATAATATAGGGTATGAAAAGATTAATTTTCCCAGATGAAGCACTTAATTGTGAGTGTGGATTCAAAGGTAATTTGAAACAAATGGAAAAGCATTTTAAAAACACTTGGACATTTGTAAATTACAGCAGTCCTTTAAGAGTAGATAAGAATGGTCATTATACCATTGACAATTTTTTTACAAAGAGGGGATTAAATTGACACCTCAACAAATGGTGATTCAGTTAGAAAAAGTACAAAAATTACTAAAACTAGCAGATAATGGGTACAACAGTGGATTATTATTCACATCAAATTGTATCATAGATGGATTAAAAGAGAATTGTGACGAAAAAGGATATTCATTAGATGGAGAATATCAAACCATTGGTAGAATAGGTGCCAAAAATGAGAGGTGGAATTAATTGAAGCCTACTCAATACCTAAAAAGCGTTGGAATAGACATATTTTTAGAAGGTCACAATTCCTACAAATTAGCCTCAATGGGCTATATGGACTTGACAGTGGAATCCTGGCAAGAGGGTAAATACACAATAGTATCAATGTGTCACTATGGTGAGCCACAAAATGGAGATTCTATGAAAGATCCAGATGTATTGTTCCAAGTAGAAAGAATCACAGATCAATCATGGACACAAACTAATAGAGAACAGATAACATATAGAGAAATCCAAATGGATTACACAAACTATTATTCAGTGGATCACGCAGAAATCAAAGACTTTATGGAAAATACTTGGGTTGATAATCTAATCCAACAAGGTCATAAAGTCTATGAAAAGGATATTGAAACACAATGAAAAGAGGATTTACAGAAAAAGCCTTTAGGATATATCTAGACCAATTAAACCCTAAAGGAATACAATTAAAGCATGAAGATGATTGGTTTAAAGACGCATGGGATTTTCAAAAGAAATCCAATACAACATACAGAACCATGTATAATGAATGGTTAGACATGAATGAAAAAGATGGCTTTGATACAGGGAATTATGTATAATGATGCACATCTGTGATCAATGCGTTGGTAGATATGATTGTGGATATGGCAATCCATGTTCTAGTCATGGTGAACAAATATGGTGTTCAGATAAGTGTAAGGAAGCATGGTTTGATGATATATTCCAAGCAAATCTAAAAGAGGGATTAAAACAATGAAACCAACATACAAAGAAGCCAAAAAAGCATACAAAGTATATCAATCAGGTATGAGTAATGGTGGAGAGTTTTGGGAGATTTTAGCAGAATATTTCAAAGGAGATAAAGAATGAGTGACCATAATTGCAGAACGTGTGGAGGAAGATTTGACTGTGGCTATGGTGATCCATGTAGTAGTAAATGGCAAAGAATAGACTGTCCATTATGTCTAGCAGATTATATCAAAATGGGTAGAATTGAGGACTTGAAATGATATATAATTCTGACAGCCCAAAATGTTTTTACTGTGGAAAACAATTTACAAGGACAGCAAACAAGAACAAACATGAGGATATAAAACATGAGTAGCCTACCACCTGGAATAACAGATAGTATGTTAGAAGGGAGTGATGATCCATGTGCAAGATGTGGTCACGTTTGGTCAGAACATCTAGATGAGGAAGATTATGTGTATGACGCAGAAGGATATGTAGTAACAGCCTGTAACAATAAATATTGTGACGGTTGTGAGGGATATTTAGATGGTGAATATGAGCCTTGGCGACCTGATACATTGGAAGAATATAATGCCTAGGTGTAATCAATGTAAAGGCAGAGGCAGTACACCTACATATAACAAGAATCTGGACAGGCTAAAGTGTACAAAGTGTAGAGGCGTTGGTTGTTTATGATAGAATTAGTTACTTAATGATAGTTTTTGCAACAATTTACTAATGCTTAATGATACTGAAACTTTAGTAATACAAACAACACGCATGAGATTAAAGGGAAAAGAGGCACTTGCGTATCTATCAGCACATGGGACTAACATTACAATACAGCATTACTATAAAGTCAAAAGTAAATTAGATTCTGAAAAACTAAATCGATTGAATGAGATAGGACAATATGGATTTGTAGATCAACACTTGGAACGTATAGATAACTTGGAGTTGGTTCAAGAGTTATTATGGAAAAATTATTGGAAGGTTCATTTAGGTAAACCTGATACAGCGTTAAGAATACTAAGAGAAATTAGAGAGATTCAGCCATACCTATCGGCTTATTACGAAGCAACTAAACATATCATACAGAAGGATCATGGACAAGGAAGTATCAATTTATCCAGTTTGGGAACAACAGCAGAAAGAACATGAAGATGAATTAGTTGATTTTCCTGAATACAGGGGATTAACTTTTCAACAATTCTGGGAAGCATTACCAAACAAGTTAGAATACTTTGACTATGAGGAAGAATTAACAACCATACTTGAATCCAATAGAAAGTTATGGGTTAAGAAGGCAACAGGATTAGGCATTACTGAATGGACAATTAGATGGATAGCATGGAACTGTCTTAAAGATGATTATTGGAAAGATACCCAAGTTGATGTTACAGGTGTAATTATTACAGGAGCAAATCAAGAGTTAACAAACAAGGTTGTAGGTAGATTGAAATCATTATTCAAGCATGAGTTTAAGACTAAGGAATCAGTGTGCATATTGAACGGTTGTAGAATAGAAGCATTTCCAACTAACCACTTATCCCCTGCAAGAGGACTAAATCCAAAGATAGTTATGCTTGATGAGGCTGATTTCTTTCCTACACGATACCAAGATGAAGCACGAACAGTAGCAGAAAGATACATTCCAAAGACCAATCCTCACATACTATTGATAAGCACACCCAACTTGCCAGGAGGATTGTTTGAAAGAATGGAAGATGAAGATGATAACGGATATGTAATGAAACAGATGGACTATACAATAGGATTAAACAAAGTCTTTAGACCTGAGGACATAGCAACAGCAAAGAAATCTCCAAGTTTTGAAAGAGAGTATAATTTAAAATATGGATTTGGTAGTGGAGATATATTTGAAGGCATAGAGAATATTATTGAAGAATATGATTTGACCGTTGTAGGTGGCAGGGGTGGCTGTTACGGTGATCCTGCTTTTGGCTCGTCAAACTTTGGTGTACTAGGGGGGGAAATACGAGATGATTTATTGTATGTAACGGAAGCAAACGAATTTCCAAGACCAAGCCCAAGTGCCATGTTAGATGTAATAGAAGATATGGCTCATAGGTATAATGATAATTGTAAGATAGATTCTGCTCACCCTGGATTTATTAGAGATTTAGAGGAACGTGGCATACCAGCTCTTCCCATTAACTTTGGACTTCAAATAAGAGATCATGAATCAGCCAACCAACAATCATTAAGAAGTAAAATGACTATCAATGCGTCACAGATGGTCAAGAATGGTAAAGTAAGAATCCACCCAAATCATACTAAACTAATTGCACAGATGAGGTCAGCCCAATTTGATAAGAAGGGTGGAATAGATAAGACGGAATTAAACGCAGATGTATTGGATTGCTTTATCATGTGCTGTTGGGACTTGAAAGAGTTTGATTATGGACATTACGATATTATGGCAAATAAATTAGTCAATCAAAATGATACCGATAAACCTAAAAGCAACAGTGGAATATCAATTAACACAGAGGTAATTGAATGAACGATCAAGAACGTGTAAAAGAGTTTATTGTCAAAGCAACAGGCAAGACAGTAGGCAGGTCAAGCAAGATGGAGTTGGCTATGCTATTTGCTAACACCTATGCTGAATATGTTAAAACAGCAAAACAATCAAATCAAGGTTATCTGATATACAAAGAGTTTGAAGGCAAGATTGATAAGATTACTGACGCAATAAAGAATATGGAAACTGTCCCAACCAAAGTAATTACTACCATTATTGAGGAACAACCAAAGGAAAAAAGTGACTAAGGATTATCATGTATGTAGTAAGTGTGAAGAATTTAAGGGCAAAAAATATAAGCGTGAAGGGTGGGTATTGACTTATGAATAACGTGCCAAAAACTCAAGAAGAATTATTGACAATGTTTATCAAATCATTTGATGATATAATTGACGCTGTTGAAAAGAAAGAAAAGGCATTGAAGAAATCAAAAGATTCTGATCCGTTAACTGTATTACATTATAGTAGGAATATGATAGTTGAATGGTTCAGAGCCAAAGGTGGTTTACCAATACCTGATTAATTATTTCTATTATATCTATAAAAATAAGATATTACATTATGTCCACTTTATTGTTTAATTCAGGTATTAGTTCTATTAATTACCAAATAAATAATCGTGGATCATTATAGTGGCATACGGTCTTTATCTCTTAATGGATCAGCCAAAATGGTTTAGAGGGGATTTTAGCACTACAAACAAACTGACAGGGACATTATACTCTGATCAGAAATTTACAAGAAAAGCAGATTTAACAGGATTTACAATTACAATTAGACTAACAAAGAATCATAGATGGGGAGATTATTTTAACAGAGTTGGAAGCATTGTAAGTGCTACCAATGGAACATTCTCATACGCAATAGCAGAGAATGAATTGCCACCACCTGGACTATACAATGTCAAGATTGAATTATCTAAATCAGGTGCTAGAGAATCAACATTAAATAGACAGGAATTATTAATCATTGAAGGTGCCACAGCTTGAATAATCCCTTTAAAGAAACTAGAATTGAGGAAGCCAAAGCACCATTAGCAAAGATAGTCAGATCAGATTTTTCAAGGGAGCAACCAATACAAGTTACATTCGAGCAGTTGATTAAGTATCACGACAGGACACCACAATTACAAATAGCAGTATCATCTTATTCAGAATTAATAACAGGGACAGAAATGAATGTCACTTGTGAATCAGATACAGCAACAGAGATACTAAACGATTGGATAAGACAATCTGATTTTTATACAAAGTTTGAAAACATGGTCACTACCTGTCTAATCACAGGCAACAGTATCTTAGAGAAATTAGATGAGAATGATATTCAAGACGTTGAGGAAGTTGATATGCAAACCATCATAGCCAAGAAAAGAGATGAGTTTGGAAAGTTAGAACATTACGAGCATAGAACAAACAACGGTCAAACAGCTAAACTGGGAGCAGGTAAACTGGGAAAATTTATCGAATTTAATTTAACAAACTATTCTAAACAGGCATGGGGAAAATCATTATTTTATTCACTAGCCATTCCAAGAACAATAGGCAACAGAACAACTCCACCGTTAATTGAAGTCATGTGGTCAATCGAAGATGCTATGTCAGCCATCATTATGAATAACGCTTATCCAATTACAACAATTACTTATCCAGGTGCTAGTGATCCATACTTAGAAAAAGAAGCAGTAAGATGGCAAAAATACAAGCCAGGTGACAAGAGAGTTCAAAAGATAAAGCCTGAAATAGATTTCTTTGAAACAGCAGGGAATAGTAAGTACACTGATTACATTACTCACTTGGAGAAAGTGTTTGAATTAGGCACTCAATTCCCACACGACATAATGACGGGTGACTTTACTAGCAGAGCCTCATCTGAAACAACAGATAACATTGTAATGAAAAGAGTAAGAGGTTATCAGCGTTATTTGGCTAACAAACTAAAAGTAGAATTATTTGATAACATACTAATCCAAAACGGATATGATCCAGAATTGGAAGAATGTAAAGTTGCTTTCACTACACAAAACATTGTAGAGTTACAAGTTGATCAAATTAAAGAATTATCTGTACAAGGGTTAATGACCAAATCAGAATCAAGAGAATGGTTAAGAGTTAACACTGGAATGGAATTACCTGATGATGATGAGATACAAGCAAATCAAGACGCACAAGCAACCATAGCCAAAAACGCACAGGACATTAAGAAGGAGCATTTCATTAAAGATAATCTAAAACAAATATCAGAAGTAAAAGCAAAGACAATAAGGAAATGTAAGATGTGCAAAGAATCTCAACACGCCCTTTGTACCAAACGTGGGTGTCAATGTCAATGACTGAGTTTGACGATTTGACTAAAAGAATATTGGACAAACTAGATACCTTTGAAGAAAAAATCGAGGGACTATGTGAACGTCTAATGAAGGTGGAATATGAATTGAATCATCATTTCAAAGACATAGAACAAAAGCAATCAAACAAGGATAGGAAATTCTACATTGTAATAGCAGGTATGGGTATTATTTTCACTTTGTACGAAATTATAAAAGGTTTTTAATAGGGATTTTTTACCATATAATATAGCCGTCAGGGAATCAACTTGAGTTGTGTTTCTAGATAACCTGAAAAAGTTATCCCTCTTAGGCTACCAACCAAGACGTATTGCGTGAGCATACCACAGGTTTTAAATCCTGTCATTGAGGTTGGTATTTCTTAATATTATGGGTTTATATTATCAATAATAATATACTAATTATCAAGCTGTCATTGAGAATATCTTTGGCGTATGATACTAACCATTGAGAATATCTTTGGCAATCGTCATAAGTCTTGATACTTATTTTTATTTTTAGTTAATTTTTTTTAACCTTATGGGTTTATATTGATCTTGTTTGCTTAAAAAGGTATGAATAACAACCTTTGTAAAGTAATTAGTAGAGCCAAAATGATCTCAACAGAGTTAAAAAAAGACACACCAAATATGAGAAAAATATCAGCATGGAAATTAAACATCACTAGATGGGGAAAATATTATAGACAGGATATGAACGCATAATGACACCTAAAATCCTTCCTTGTTATAGATACAAAGACAGGGTAATAGCAAGAGAATTAGACCAAAATGATTATTCACCAATGAGGTGTCAGAATTGACTAAGGACATTGATAGTGACGGTGGAATATTAGTTAAAGATGAGTATAATGAAATGATTAGAGTTTACCCTTTTATCTGCGAAAGATGTTGGAAGAAAAAGCCATTATATTCAGTTGATGATGGATTAGCCATATTATGTATGAATTGTATTACTCACCATTAAGCTTATAATATTAATTAATGGTTTCTTTAATTCATTTTATTATATTATAATCAGTATATACTAGAGAGTGAAAGAATGTAGATACATCATCACTCTATTAATTCTTATAATACCTAATATCAACATAAATTATTGAACCTTCAAGCATATACTTCCGTTAATGAATCTGCTCACATTACAGGTGTAGCATTAATTCCAAGAATATCCAGAAATAATAATTTATACACTAAACAGGAATTAGAACGATTTGATGGTGTAACTGTTCCGCTTAATTGGGAACATGATCCAACTAACGTAATTGGTCAAGTTACATTCCATTACAACCCAAGCCAAGAAACTGTCTATTATGAGGGGGAAATAACCAATGAAGCCTCCGCAAACGTAGCAAGAAACAAACTGCTATTCACTAGCATAGAAGCAACACCAACAGATGTTCAAGAAATCTGTAATGGAGAATCTGATTGTTTTGCCATGCCATTTGGTTTACGTCCAGAAGGATTAGCATTAACAGAAACACCAGGTGTCCCAGAAACATCTGTTAAAGTTATAGAGAAATATATTGCAGAATGTAACCATCATGAGTTAGAAGCTGACGCAGTAGCAAAGGTTGAAGGAGTAACTACAACTGACTTTATCAACTTTAAGAATCAACTAATGGATCATCTACACGTTGAGGAATGTGGCGATTGTCATAAACTACACTCAAAAAAAAACTAAACAATGAAGATGTAGCCCTTAGTGGTGATCATAGTAAAGCAGATATTAAAAAGAAGAAAAAGAAAAGTTTTGAATTTAAAGAAATATTAGACGATTCATGGAGAGATGTAGAACATTATCTTATTGAAGATGCAACTAACAGTGGTCAAAAATCTGATACAGTAGGCAATCCAGAATTTAGATCATTCACTCATTCATCTAGTTTTGTTGGGAATGTAATATGGGACAGAGAATCACTTGGAATGAATATAATATTAAACGGTTCAACATATTCATTTTGTAATGTATCAGAACGGTTATTTGATTCATTTGAGGGTGCTGATAGTAAGGGAGCATTTTTCAATAGAGAAATAAAAACCTTACACGATTGTTAGACCTTATATAGTGCCTTTTGCTGAATTAGTTATGCCTTGCGACTGTAACAAAAAAACAGAAGCTGACGATGATAACAAAAAAGAATGTCCTGAGGGACAAAGCTTTGATGTATCTCAAGGTAAATGTGTAGCAAAAGAATCTGCATTTGGTGATCCAAAAGCTGATTCAACTATTGGCGACTTAGCCAGTAATGGATCAGATGTTGGAGATAAACAAGAAGTTGAAGGTTGTCCAGAAGGACATTCCATAGACGCAACTTCTGGCGTTTGTCAACCAAATGGTTCTGATAAGACTGACA